CGATAGTATCTCCATCGAGCACTCTATCTATGCTGGTCACTCGGAAGTTGTAACAACTCTTCCGACTCGGGGGTGTCATTGCGCCCATTGGGATTATCTCATACTTCCTTTATATATGTGCTCTGAGTCTGGCATAATCAAATACTTTTTGAGGAATGTTGATTCCTAATGCATTCTCAAATCCTTTGAATCCTGGGGATGAGTTTGCTTCACAGACTCTGTATCCATCAGGATGAAATAAAAGATCAACCCCAGCAATATCAAGATCGAGAACTTTTGCAACTTGAATGCTAAGCATTTCCATTTCGTCATCAACATCGTATGGTTTCCCTTCTCCTCCACGGGAAATGTTTGCTTTGAATGAACCATCTGTAGCACTACGTTCCATAGCACCAACTACACGACCACCAATAACAATTACTCTGAGGTCTCTGCCTTTTGAGTGTTCGATATATTCTTGAATAATCATACTGGTCTTGCCGTCGATCGAATGAATCAATTCAGACAAGTCTTCAAATTGTTTAGAGTTTTCGCACAAATAAACACCAGCACCGTGAGATCCAGTAATAACTTTCAGCACACAAGGAAACCCCACTACTTTATCCACAAATTCCGACTTGCACGGAAAACGGGTTAGCATAGTTTTTGGTATGGGAAGTCCTGCCTGAGCCAGAATCTGGTTGGCATATAATTTATCCTTTGATGCTTCAATTGACTGACTGTTTGGAAGAGTCAATACATTTAGTCGTTCAAACTGTCTGAGAACAGACAAGTTAAAATACCCAGTACCAGACCCAGTACGAGCAAGTACACAATCAGGGAGAGAAACAATATCGTTGCGATAACGAATGGACTTACGGTCATCTCTAGACACCAATAGATCGATTTCGTCTGCGAAGACTAAATTAAAATCGATACCATATTTATCCGCTTCTTCAATAAATCTTTCACGTTCATACATCTCAGTAGTGAGACGATTACCAAGCATCCACAGTTTCATAATCTATTTTTTCTTACCCCCGTTCTTTGCTTTCTTCGCCGTCGCGTTGCCCTGATTCTGCTTCGATTGACCCTTCTTGCCCTTGTTCGCGGACTTGGCCATCTTCTTCTAGTTCCTTAAATGATAGGCGTAAAATATATATAACGCAATATGCTGTAAATGCAAGTCCACAACAGAGGAGTATGATTACAGACCAGACAGGTTCTTGTGTCATTTGTCCTTGAATAATTCTTCAATACGTTTTCTGGTATCATCAAGTTTTGCTTGTTCTCTTTCACAATGCCTATAACCTCTCTTTCCCTGAAATATCATCGTGCCTTGATAAAACATCGTGGCAGCAAATACTAACAGAAGAACGATACCAATTATTTCAGGTAGGTTTTCGGTGGACATATGCGATACCAATGATAGGAACCATCACCAGCAAAAAACATAATATACCAAGAGTGTAAGGATTATTTAGAGTCCAGTGTGCGATACTACCGATTTCTTTCATCATTCCACAACAAATTGAAATATCTATCTACTTGATGTAGACAGTCTAATGGGGCAACATCATCAGTCTTTGCCCATTTTAAACAAAAAAACTGCATCTGCTCAGTAACTTTGGGAACGCCAAAGATTCTAGCAAATGCAGATGTAGCAAAATGGTACCGCTGTCTAATGCGCGGTTCCATTTCCCTTATAATCGTCGGATTCATAATAGGATCCTTTCTTTGAACCGAAGTAGAGTGTGGTCAGTACAAATGGAATTGCAATAATTGCAAGTGCTTTTCCCAATAGATGTTCCATTATTGGTCTATCCCAAGTTCCCTTAAGTAATCGATCCACCATTGGGGATCTTTTTGCATTCTCCACTTTGGAACCTCCATTCCTTTTTCGGAATAGTATTCAAATAAAGCATCATCGATAGTCTGTGCGATCTCCATACTCTTCATCCTCTTCGTCAACGTCTGCATATGCATTTTCCACATATGGTCCTCGTGTTCGTTGTGGTTCTTTTCGGACATAATCGGATTCGGTCCCGACCGCTGACAACCAGACAGCAAGTTTCATTACTATGTAGATAGTGGCTAATGGAAGAAAGCATAGAAATAACTTAAACGTCATCATCATCCTCCCAGTACCCATCGAAAGGTTCTTGACACAATTCGCGATGCTTTATAAATTGCATTGCTTGTCTCAATAACTTTTCGTCTTCTTCTGTAAACTGTTCTGTGTTGTTGTCGTCATTCATTTTCCAATCCTGTCGATGATTCGCAACATACCGTCAACATAACCGTATAGTGCGATAGACCCAAGACTGAGACTAATTAAAGCAGCATTGCGGTTATGTTGTTTGATTGCCTTATCTATAAGACGTTGGCATTCTTCCTTTGTTACCAATTCGTTTGGATTTTCCATTAAGGATTGTGGTTTTTGTTTTCTTTGATTTTATTGTACCCCCACACTGCGAGGGTACCAATGCCTAGTCCAGCGATGCAACAGAGAATCATATGAAAAATGTGTTCGTAGGTTGAATGATCAGCGTGGTTCATTTGGGTTTCCTAACTGGCCAAGTCAATTCTAGCGTAATTGTCAAAAGAACAACGAAAGAAAATATGAAGATTGATGCCATCAGTTTGGGAAGTAAATCATCGTGAGGGTGAATATGACAAAGATCATCACGGTAAAGATCATCAAACCCACACCTGCCCAGGGTACCCAAGCAGGCATAGGTTCATAGTTGTGATTATGAGACACGAATATGCCCAATCATTCCCGCACCTTTGTGAGGATCGCACCAAAAGGTATACTCACCAGGAACATCAAAGGAAACGTCAAAGGATTCTCCAGGAGAAAATGCCAGACCTGTATGGCTGAGCTCGGGATGACCATCAACAACGACATTGTGAGGAGGTAGCACATTATTGATAAAATGGATGCTATCACCAGCGTTGATTTCAATTTCTGAGGGTTCAAAGACGAGACCTCCGTTATACCCCATTTGTACATCTACTGCCCAAACGGGAACTGCAAAAAGAAATGTGGCGAGAAGTGCAAAAATGAATCGCATTTGATGAGTATTTTCAACTACTCTATCTAGAATAGAAATAAGATATGTTACAAATTATTGTCAGCATCTCCTCGCATATCCTTGTCCATTTCAGGAGCATTCTTATCCAACTCAGAAAATCTTTTTTCCCAAGTATCACCACCGTCAGCACCACGCTTGGGATTGATGCACTGGAAGTTGCCAAGTTTATTGCACACTAATCCAGCAAGATCCAATTCATTTCCTTTCTTGCCTGTACCAGACCAGTAGTGCTCTCCATTGATCCATAAAGCACCACACTTCGGACACTCTGCACGAGTAACCGATAGGTCGGACATCTCTTTGTCAGTCATCTCCAAACTCCTTAAAAATACTGGAAAAATCGGATGTGGGAAGACCAAGTTTACGCTCTAGGTCTCTTTTCATACGCCACATCCGAAACTTGATTCCTAGGTATCTAATTTGGAGATCGAGATATGCAAATACTCGCATAGTTCCTTCCATCCCAGCATACCAAATCATACAGAGAAGGATTACAACGCACAGATAGAATGCTACCATTGGTATCAAGCTGTTACGCTCATTATACTCTACTATTTACCAAAATGAGACATTCTTAAGACTGATGTAAGACATCAGAAGAAATTATTAAGGGAAATACAGATAGTCTGTGTTACCAGGAATCGGTGTATCGTCCTTGATCTGAATACCTTCGCCAAAGACACCGCAGTAGTTTGTGCCAGACAAAGACCTGATTTGGAATTCAATATCTGTCTTCTCACCATACTTGAATGGAAAACGACGCTGAATGTTCATCTGGTTAATGAATGGCGTATCAGCAACTCTTAAAATAACACCAGACGATAGTGTGCTTTTGTTTCTAAACTCTCCTGATTTAGCAGAAGCAGCATCATTCATAAACCCATCAATTCTATACAGGTAGAAAGAATAACCAGCAGGAACAGTGTAGATAGATGCCTGGTTCTTACCTGTGCCAGCAAGGATGTGGGCGTATTCGTTGCCACCATTACTTACAGAAACATTACCAGTAGCATTACCGCTAATGGTTACTACGACATTGATGCGTAGGAAAGAGTTTGTTGTGGTGGGTGGTGTAGCGTTGTTGAGAGTTACATTCTCAGCAATCTCAGCATAGTTAGCATCCAATCCGATCACACGGATGATAACACCATCATCGGCAGTCGTTCCAATGTCACTGGTAACAGTCATCGGCAGAGCAGATGCTGGTTTCAGTAATCCAGTCGTGTCTGATTTTTCCCAGACAGTCCTAAAATCTGTGCCTTGATTGTTGTTATGCCCAAAGATGTTTACTACTTTAGCGCCACGGACTTTGCCCCTGGCGACATTGAGCATGAAACTTTCGGACCAATTGAAACCTGCCATTACGTTAACCTAACTCTAACTGTTCCGCCGTTATCATAATATGCTTGACCGATGGCAACACCAGCAGTAGCGGCAGCTGCTTCATTAGTATATGGACCAGGGAGGTTCCACCCAGATCCATCAATAATATTATTGATAGTTGTGGAGTTTGTGATTGACTGCTCAATCACTCCAGCATCTGCTGTCTGGTCTAATTTACCAGAAAAAATATTAAATCTAAAAGGCATCAGATTGTCCTATCTACGGTGAGAAGATTTCCATTACCATCGTATGTCATGACAATTGTTGCTACGATAGTTCCACCCGATCCACCAATATAATAAACTGTCTGGGTTAGATTATTACTACCGTCGTATGTGTTAGAAATGTAATCGTGAGCAGGGATACCCAAACCATTTTGGATAAAGTTGTTTGCTCCAAATGCTTTAGTTGTATTTGCTGCCATTTCTACACGCTACGCTACGAAAGTATTTATCTCTTGTTGCCGTTCATCTGCTTCAGCATCTTCTATAGCTCCGCAGTGCTACCGACAAACATAGCGTTGTTGGTGACCTTGGTTGGACCTTTCTTTTCTTCGTCAAGATCCTTCATCTTCTTATGAAGATCCTGTAGTTTCTCAGTCATGTCTGCAACGTGCTTCATCGCCGCTACAGCGACTTCATACGCTCTAGGGTGCCCTGACTCCTGAGCGACCTCTAAAGCGCCTCTGACCGCCTCCTGACCCTGATCTATGAGGGTGTATAGTTCGCCTCTGGTATATTCATAATCTTTTTGGCGATCGTCATCAGTTTTGTCAACCTTTACTGGTGGTTTATCCACCACAGGTTCAGCACTGATATTGAGGATCTCCTCCATGTTTTCTTCTAGGCTCATAAGAATTCAATTCCTTCATTAAATCCAAAGTCATCACCAGCATCAACCAGGATATCATCATTGACATCAATGACACCATCTTCGTTGATATCTGTAACTGCTTTTGGTGTGTATGATCTTGTAATTACTCTGCGATTGACAGCAAGATCTCCAATCGTTTCATGGATAATTGCTTTCTTGATAACATCGGATGTGTTATAAGGACCGTAGAGGTAAGACTTCATCGTAAAGTTTAGAGTGTAAGCAATATACCTACGCTGCATAAAACTATCATCCCACTCATCTTCACTGCCAATGTTGTTTAGAACAATAGCAACATCTCTCTTCTCATTCATGTCTGGGATCATGTTGAGAGTGATGCTGAAAGATGGTTGGAAGTATGGTAAGATCTGCTCTAGAATTTGTAGAGCATCGTCCTGAGACTTAGCAATAATTCCTAGTTCAAATCCTATGTTATAAGGAACAGGAACATATTGAACTCTGACTTCAGAACCATTATCATTAATGATCGTTTTGTATTTTTGAATTGGTGATGTCTTACGGGTAGAATCGTAGTCAACGCTAGTCATCTCAAAATAGAGACGTGGTAAAGTAATTGATACCTTTGATGTTTGATTGTCTGTTAGACGAACTAGAAACTTCTGCTTCGGTCCATAAGCAAGGGGAACTTTCTGTTCTTCTAATACTTCACCAGAATCTGGATCGGTGCTTTGCATCGTGATATTATTAAAAAGCGTTCCAAACGCAATAATATTCTTACGAACAATTTGATTGTAAAAATGATTCCCTAACATCAGAAGCTACCTGTTTGATTACCATATTCACCGAATGGGTTGCCCTCAGTCCAGTCAATAATGTCGTCCGCACTATCTTCTATCTCCCTATTCTGG